TGCTGCACTTTATTCATGAACCAAAACGAACCCCTAGTATATTCAGTAGCTGCCCTGTCTGCTGCTGCTTTGGGAATCACGGCTGCGGAAAAGATATTTAAAAAACCAACAGACAATAAAAATGAAAATCAGTCCCAATCTTAATTTAGCTGAATTAACTAGAAGTGATGCAGCAAAGAGGCACGGAATAGATAATACACCAACGGCAGAACACTTAGAAAATTTTAAGGTCTTAGCTGAAAGAGTTTTTGAACCTATTCGTGCGCATTTTGGAGTTCCTATTTTTATTTCTAGTGGATACAGATCCAAGGCTTTAAATAGTTTTATTGGAGGCAGCGCATCCTCACAGCATTGCAAGGGTCAAGCCATTGACATAGATATGGATGGAGGGAATGGAGAAGTGACAAATCGGATGGTATTCGATTTCATAAAAAATAAGCTAGACTTTGATCAGTTGATTTGGGAGTTCGGAACAGACTTCAATCCTGATTGGGTTCATGTCTCTTTTGTAAAAAGCGGAAACAGAAAGCAAAAACTTAAGGCCGTTCGGTCTGGAGGAAAAACAACCTACCTACCTATCTAATGGAACTAACCAAAATTGCAAGGAATGTGCATAGCCTATCCCTTAGTAAAGAGGAAAACAGAATAGCCCTACTTTCAGATATTCATTGGGATAATCCTAAGTGCGATAGGGTAATGCTGAAGCGACATCTTGACTACTGCCTTGAGCAGAATATCCCCATCTTTATCAATGGGGATTTTTTCTGTTTAATGCAAGGCAAGGGAGATCGTAGGGGGAATAAAAGCGACATTTTGCCTGAACATAACAATGCTAAATATTTGGATAGCATAGTAGAAACTGCTGTAGAATGGTGGTCACCTTATGCTTCTATCTTGACTGTTATAGGGTACGGCAATCATGAAACTGCTATAATTAAATATCAGGAAACAGATATACTCCAAAGATTTGTAGATCTATTGAACTACAAAAATAAAAGCAATGTATACACGGGGGGATATGGGGGATGGATTGTTCTTAAATATGAATTAAGACATAGCACTTTGATGACAAAAAATTTGAAATACCATCATGGTGCAGGTGGTGGTGGAATAGTCACTAAAGGTGCTATAAACTTGACTAGAGCATTGGAGACATACGAGAACATGGATATATTTGTGATGGGTCACATACATGAGAACTCTAGCCGTAATGATGTAAGGGATGCCCTACATTATAACCAAGGTAGAAGGGTCTATGAACTTCAACAAAAGCATATTCACCTAGCTATCACCGGTACCTACAAAGAAGAATATGGAGATGGTAGTCAAGGATGGCACATTGAGAGAGGCGCACCTGTGAAACCTGTAGGGGGTAGGATTCTAGTGTTAAATGGAAGAAGGCTTTTGAAGGATGGCTCAGAGAATTACGATGTTTTAATCGACTCAAATAAATTTCCACTATGAAAGCTAATTTAATTTTTGATCTACCGAAGGATCAATATGACTACTACAGGGCTGTAAATGGATCGGCTGCCTTAGGTATCATTCATGACTTTGATGAATGGCTTCGATCAGAAATCAGGTATGGAGATCATGATGAAGAAAAGCACAAGACCCTTGAACTATGCCGAAAAGAACTTCATAAATTAATACAAGCAGAAAATATTGACCTAGATAAATGATGCACGATCAAAGAAAATTAATAGCTATCTTATCATTTCTTGCAGGGGTGATCCTTGCTTTTATTCTTTTTCCTAGACATGATCAGGAGACAGTATACAAGTTTGAAACGAAGGTAGAAACTGACACAATCTACACTCATGTAGTAGATACTATCTATGTGCCAAAAACCAAGATCAAAAAGGAAGTTTTAAGGGATACAATCCTTTTGGGTTTTAAGCCTAAAATTAGCCTGTTTCAGACCTCCATTCCTTCGGACTATGGAAGTACCCATGTGAGCGGTGAAGTCCTTGGAGAAATCCTTAAAATGACTGCTACGAACGATTTCAAAATACCTGTAGTCACAAACACCATAACGAACACAGAAACAAAGACAATAATACAAAAGCCGAAGGGAATCTACCTAGGCGCAGGGGTCAACTCATTGATTCAGCCTAGCGCAAAAGTTTCTTATCTTGATAATAAATACTTGTTTGAATATCAATACCAACCTATTCAAGGAGTGCATCAGATAGGGGTATCTAAAAAGCTATTCTAAATGTGGATTGAAATAGAAGTCATGCTGTCTGGAAATTCAATTGACTGGAAATCTCTAGGCTTAGAGGTGCAGCATGAATGGTCTAGGCGAATGGTAAGGATCGGGGACATCCAATATGTGCAGGAGTTAATGCATGACATTCAGATCATCTACTTCTATGACAATACTTCCTGCCTTATCCGTGGAAAGTATAAAGAGATTAGAGATGAGATCCTCCACCTAGATCAGGAAGGGCAGCTAGACTAATCTTCATTTGCTATCCTATTTTTTAGCCTATTATCCCTATTCCTTTTGTACTTATCTTCATTGGTTTGAATCTTGAGCAGGACTAGGTATCCAATTAGATCATTGATCACATCTTCATCATCCTTTTCCAGGCTCCCGTTTTTGATGCGCTTGAGTTTGTCATCTATCCTGACCAGTAGTCCTTCTTTTGCGGACAACTGAGAGAACACCCCCAAAGGCTCAAGGGCAGAATTTCCATACTTGATATTCTTAGAGATCAATAGTTCACGGATTTCTAGGAGATAGGTAGATACTTGATGTGAAAAATCATTCATGGGATAAGGTATTCAAAGATGGCTATAATAATCAAGGCAAAGATAATAGAAAACCCTACTACTTTAAAGAAGGATTTAGATCTCTGACTCATGGCACTCCTTGAATGATTTAAACCTATCCCCTTTTAGGTATTGGCTTGATCGGAACTTTGACCTACCCTTCTTGATCAGGAAGCCATCCGCAAATAGGATGTAGAATTCATTCTCACTCACTACCTCATTCAATTGAATGTAGTCTATCCACCATTCCGCAGGCTTGCGATTTTCATCCATAACCTTTGAGGCTTTCCCGTATCCAAACGGATTCAAGATCTCGATTTCTTCCATAGTTTTTTATTGCAAGTTATAGGGTAAAAAAGATAGGCTTAAAAAAAATCTCACTTTTTGTCGAAAATATTTTTTAAAACTCTTTTTTATTTAATTTATTCCTTCGATATTTGACCCATCATTAACGAATAACCATAAACAAAATGAACTACGAAACAGAAAATTATCACGATCAATTGATCCAATTCACCTATGAAGGTACGGATTACAACTGGGTAGGGGACTACACCATAGAACACACTGGGGAAGATGAAAGCGAATACGCACCTGCCTACGGGGAGATGGAAATCAGAATAGATCATACTACTAGCTTATGCTACTATGATGAAGAACAAGATCTTTTTATTGAGGTGAAACCTACTACTTCTATCTTGATGGAAATAGAACTAGAAATTGAACGCAACTACTAAAACCAAACAAACAAACCAATGGAAAAATCATCAAGTATCCAAAACCTAACCCAAGGACTAGCCAAGTTTCACGCTATGGTAGGGAAGATCAGCAAGGATGCAAAGAATCCTTTCTTCAAAAGTAACTACGCAAGCCTTCCGCACATCATCACGGAGATCTCAGAACCTATGGAGAAGGCAGGGCTAGTGATCTCTCAATTCCCTGATGGGGATGGGCTTACCACTATGCTAATTCACGCAGAGAGTGGGGAGTTTATCTCAGCTACCTACACACTTCAGGTAGTACGGCAGAATGATCCACAGGCTCAGGGTAGTGCCTTAAGTTATGCTAGAAGATACGGCTTGACATCAGTCCTAAACCTAGCCATCTCAGATGATGATGCAGAGGCAGCAATGAAGCCATTGAGACAAGCACCTGCACCTTCTAAGGTAGCACCTACAGAGCAGCAATTCTCAGGGATAGTTCAATACTTGAATGGAACTCCAGAGCAGCAGAAGATAGCAAAGGAGGCACTAAAAAAATATAGTTTAACCAAGGATCAAACTGAAATTTTAGACGGACTATTATGAACCTATATGAAATCACACAGGAGGCGCAGTACTTAGCTGCGCTTCTTGAAACTGAAGAACTCACACCCGAACTAGAAGCAGAACTTCTGATCAATCAAGAACAGCTACAGATCAAAGGAATAAACTATGCAAAGGTGATAGCTAACTACCAAAGTGAAAGTGATGCTATAGATGCCGAAATCAAGAGACTCAAGGCCATGAAAGAAAGCCGTGATAAAAAGGTCACTTGGCTAACCGAAAGCCTCAAGAAAGCCATGCTAGTTAGTGGAATAGAGAAGATAGATTCACCCTTATTCAAAATATCATTGAGAAGATCCGAAGCGGTGGAGGTAGATGTAGTAGAAGCCCTGCCTGCTTCTTTTCAGAATGTAAAAAATGTGCTAACTGCCGACAAGATGGCGATCAAAGAAGCTATCAAAAAAGGTGAGAATGTATTCGGTGCTAGACTAATAGAAAATTTTAACCTATCAATCAAATGAGCAATTATCTATACCTAGGAAAATTTATCAAGAGACCTGGAGACCTAGCCCCCAAGGGGGTGAAGTCTACCTACCAAACAGAAAAGCTACCTTTTAACGAAACATTCGAAAGGATATGGCAACTTGCAAGCATGAAGCCCTAGTTCCTCTAGTTCGGGAACTATACACCCAAGGAAACACCAAGCATCAGATAGCTGAGATGATGGGTGTGAGATTGGCAGCGGTTAACTACATTTTGTACGGTATTTTAGGAGTTCAAACAAATAACCCTAGGGGAAATCTAGTAAATGAGATGCCGAAGGAATTAGTCAATAGGGTGATAACCTTAGCCTGTTGGGGATACACCAAGAAAGAGATAGCAGAAGACCTGGAAGTCAAGGAAAAGCTAGTATCAGATCTGATCAAGGAGGCAACGGATAAAAAAATAATTAAAAAATTTTGTTGAAATATTTTTTTTTCTAATTTATTTCTAAGATATTTGATTCATCATTTAACTCTAACCCTTTCACAGTATGAAAACTTTAACAAACAGATCAGGTAGCAAAGCAGTCAAAATCAGCAAAGACGCTACAGGAATGTTTAGAGCATTTTATGTTCTAGTATTTCAAGATGAAGATCAGGTTTTACAAGCAAAAGATTTTGTAAGTATTAAGAATGCAGAGAAGTGGGCTGCTAAAATCCTAAACTAATCACAGCCCTTCGGGGCTTTACTTTCTACACCATGAAAAAAGCAATCAAAAAAATCGGGCTTGTAATTTATTACGCTGTAGCCCTATCTCCAATCTTCGCCCTTGGCTATATGCTAGGTCTTAAATTATTGTAAACAACTAACCAAAATCCAAAATGGAAAATCTAAAAATCAAAACCCTCAGAACAGTAGATGTAGAATCTGATTTCACACTATCTACCTTTTTTACTGTCAATCAGTACACCCACTACAAGCTGATAGACAAGAATACTAGCCTAGCCGTGACCTTTTACCCTAGTAGTAAAGAAAGTATTTTGGCTCTGGAATTATTCCCTAGCATCCGACTAGAGAATCTACGCTATGTGCAGTATGTGGTCAAGCCTGAGAACTATCAGGAGATCACAGAAGAAGAATTTAATCAGCATTTAAACGAGGCTAAAAAATTCCTTTTATCCCTATGAAATCCACAGACTCACAGACTGCCTTGATAAAGGGATGGCTGCTTAATGGTAGATCCATAACTCAGCTAGATGCTTTGAATATGTTTGGCTGCTTCAGACTTGCTGCTAGGATCGCAGACATTCGAGAGCAGGGACTTGACATAGTTACGGATATGATCACAGTAAACGATAAGAGAGTAGCAAATTATTATCTACAAAAATGAGAAGGCGAAACCTAACCGAATACGAAAAGATAGTCATCTTTGAAATGTGGCAAGATCGAATACCTACAAAGGTAATTGCACTAACATTAGGAGTAACATATTCTTGCATTCATCAGCAATTAAAAAAACGCTCTCTAGTAGGATAATTGTAAAAAAGTATTATATTCGTGTATCAAATCATTCCAGAGGTGAGAGGCTAGAATGATTTCCAAAGGTTAACTATAACCTAGCCCGACAGACTCTCACCTGTTGGGCTTTTTTATTTTCTATGAAAAAAGAAGCTTACTACTTTTCGCACGATGCAAATGCGAAAGATGATCCCAAGATTTTGCAGCTAAGGATGGAAATGGGGTGGGAGGGGTACGGTCTATTCTGGGCACTAATTGAGATGCTTAGGAATGAATCAGATCACAGGATGCGAACGCATTACAAAAGCATTGCCTTCGCATTGCATACGCAAGAGGATAGCATCAAAAGGATAATTAATGATTTCGATTTATTCGGTATTGATGATCAGTTTTTTTGGTCTGAAAGCCTTTTGAAAAGAATGGATATGAAGGAAGAAAGGTCTGAAAAGGCTAGAGAATCAGCCAAGAAACGATGGAATAGGTATATTGATGCATCCGCAATGCGAACGCATAGCGAAGGCATTGCGGATGCAATGCAATTAAAAGAAAGTAAAGTAAAAGAAATAAAAGAAATTAAACAAAAAGAAAGTAAAGTAAATGAGGATTCACACAATGCGATTTTTCGAGAATTATGGAATAATAAGATTTGGCTTGAAGGATTAGCTATAAATTGGAGGTCTGATTTGAATGAAGTAAAAAACCATTTAAATACCTTTAGGCAAGAATGTATCTTAAAAGCAGATTTTAAAGAAAATGAAAAAGTAGCAAAGGAGCATTTTTTTAATTGGGTCAAAAGAGGAAACCCAATACCAAAAAAAGAAAGCCCAAGAGAAAATATTTTTGCAAAAATGTATCAAGAAGAACTTAAAAAACAATCAAACCAATGAAAGGAATAATTTTAAAGCACCTGCAAAAGATGGAATTCGTTTGCGGTCTAAAGCAATTTAAAGAATATAGCCAAGAGGATGCGAAGGAACTACTTGAATGTCTAAACAAGCTATTTACTAGCTACGGATGGATGAATGAAAGCAGGGTTGACTACATCCTTCATGCAGGGATGCGTGGGCAGTACGGGGACTTCTACCATGTCAATGAAAAGAATGTAAGCGGATGGATCAATCAATACTACACACATCACCAGAGCCAAATAGTACAGGAAGTACAGGCAATGAATCGAGTAGATAGAGAGCCTACAGATGAAGAAATAGCGCAATGGATAGAAATAGGAAAACAAATTTTTAGAGACAATTACCAAAGCGCAAAGGAAAGCGGGTTCTGCAAAGACCTAGCTGAGTGGGGTGGCAATTGGTTTAATAAGTTTCAAGAGAAAGGAATCCTGAAGCCTTGGGAGTATCCGGTCGAAGATATTGAAAAGGATGTCCGCAGAGAATTAAGGATCAGCACTAGATATATAGATGAAGTCACCGTAGGGGCAAAGTCAAAGAATAAGATCTGGAAGCTATTCATTCTGGAATCAATTAAGGAAAACAGAAACTTAGATAAATTAATATGAGACATGGATCATTATTCAGCGGAATAGGAGGCTTTGATTTAGCTTCAGAATGGATGGGTTGGGAGAATGTATTTCATTGCGAATGGAATCCCTTTGGACAAAAAGTTTTAAATTATTATTGGCCTAATGCAATCACTTATTATGACATCACAAAGACAGATTTCACTATTCACAGAGGAAGAATTGACATCATTACAGGTGGATTCCCCTGTCAACCCTATTCATCCGCAGGAAAGCGACTCGGCAAGGAGGATGAGAGACACCTCTGGCCGGAGATGCTTAGAGCAATTCGAGAGATTCAGCCGACCTGGGTTGTGGGCGAAAATGTTCGCGGGCTTACTAATTGGAATGGAGGGTTGGTATTCGACGAAGTGCAGGCTGAACTGGAAGCTCAAGGCTACCAAGTCACACCGTTTTTACTTCCAGCTTGTGCCGTCAACGCTCCCCACAGAAGGGATAGAATTTGGTTTATTGCCTACAGTAAAATTAACAGACAGTCACAGTCAAAGGGAATTGACAAATGGGAAGAACATAAGCAAGACAACAGGGATAGAATACGGTCTTCATTTGACACAAATGGCAGTATCGGGACTTCTTCCAACTCCATTAGCTTCAGACAGTCCAGAGAAAAACACAGGGAAAAGGAATCAGAATGGATTGCAAAAAATGGCGAGAAATCAAATACTTCCGACTCCGAATTCAAGGGATTACAAGGATGCGCAGACACCAGAAAAGTATCAGGAAAGAAAGGAACTTTGGGCGGAGAAGGGGATAAACTTACAGCTGAGTTTGCCTCAATTAATCAAGAATCAAATGATACCAACCCCAACTGCATCGGACAGATTCGGGAGTGGGAGCAAGGAATCATTGATAAACAGAGGAAGGGGAGAAAAAAACGATTTAGGAAGTTGGGCAACAATGAATTCAGTAGATGGGAAAAATTCCCAACTGTCTCCCCAATTTGTAATGGAAATGATGGGATTTCCGACAGATTGGACTCTATTACCTTTTCTAAATGGAGAAATGAATCAATCAAAGCAGGAGGAAATGCAGTAGTTCCTCAAGTAGTCTATCAGATATTCAAAGCAATTAAAAAATATAATGAACTTGATAAACAGTTAACAATATGAAAAAGCTAATTGAAAAACTAACACCTAAAAAGCAAGATCTATTCAGCATTCAGTCTACCCTGCTTTCAATCTTTGCCCTGTTCCATTTTGAATTTGAAGTAGGCTTTCTGTTCATGGTGATAGTAGCCTTGTATACTATCGGAATGGATCAAATCTATAATGCCTGCAAATGATTCAATTTAATATAAACCAGAAGCCTCTTTCAGTCAATGAAGCCTATAGGGGTAGAAGATTCCGAACAAAAGCCTACATAGAATTTGAAAGATTGATGCTTTTGAAAATGCCAAAAGGCAAAGTAGATCCTGATCAGATGCTGAGGGTAGAACTGTTCTTTGGTTTTTCTACAAAATCAGCAGATATTGATAACCCTATAAAAGCTACCCTAGATTTGGCACAGAAAAAGTACGGATTTAATGACAAGATGGTTTTTGAATTGAATGTGAGAAAGTGCATAGTCAAGAAAGGTGATGAATTTATCAGCATGGGGATTTTTAAGATGCTACCTTTTTAGACAAAATTCACCCTTAAAAATTGTATATTCATTTTTATCCTATATTTGAATAAATAACAAACCAAATGAGCGTAGAAGAAGGATTGCTAATAAGAAGATCAAGAAAGAAAAGCGGATACACGCAGCTAGAACTATGCAAGAAGCTAGGACTATCTCATGCCCCTATCAATCAAGTTGAAAATGGATGGGAATCTATAAGCCTATTCAATCTTAGAATGATCTGTGAGGCTATAGGCCTGGAGGTAGTGATCAAAGAAAAGAACATAAATTCCTAATTATGGCGAATAAGCCACAAATAGAAAATGCCTAGAATGCTCCCAAAATCC